CCTCAACAAACGCTGGATCCCCGTACTGCTACTTCGTCAACAAGGCTGGAAAACGTGAGTTGATCTGGTTCGAAGGCTCTGAAGGAAAGTTTAATGAGAATTTCCGATCCCATGTGCTTGACACGTACAAGCGTGTTCGGGACGGGGAAGCATTGGACAAGGTTTTCTTGGGTTTCCAAAAGGACGAAGTGCGGTCACAGTCAAAGATTGCCCAAGTGAACACTCGAATCACATACAGCAATGACGTTGTTTACAATGTCGTATGCCGCATGTTGTTCGGATCCATGGTAGCTGCGTTTAACGCTAGCTTCCCTGCCCACGGCTACGCTTTGGGCATTAACCCCAGTTCTCACGACGCGAACAAGATTTTTCATCGCGTCCGAGAAAATCCAGACCGATTGGTGGCTGGCGATTTCAACGAGTATGATCTCCGTCACCAAAGGCAGGTAATGGACATGAGCTTTAAGGTTCTGGAACGCTTGGGGGCGAAATTGGATCGGAGTGACGTGATTTTCGAGCATGTCCGTAGTCATGAGACTACTGTGCCGTTCATCATTGGTAGATGGAAGGTTCGCACTGAGTGCAACAATGCAAGTGGTGGTTTTTGGACCACAATCTTGAACTGCATCACAGCGGAGCTCTATTTCCGGTACGGTTTCAAGAAGAGTCATCCTGGTCGGATTTTTGAGTCTTGTGTTTCTCTCGTCATTTTGGGTGATGATCACATCTTATCAATCTCACGTGCTATTGAGTGGAATCCACTTCAAGTTCGCGATGCCATGAAGCTTCTTGGGCAAGTGTACACAAGTGCAGTGAAAGAACGAGAGCTGACTTCCTCGTACGAGTCATTCAACGAGATTCTGTTCCTAGGACATTATTTTGTTCTTGTGGACGGGTCTTGGTCAGGGGCTCTTCGAAAGTCGACTCTTGAAGAAAGTTTGCTCTGGACTCGCAATCGCAATCGGACCATTGTTCAGGAGGCTCGTCAGATGATTGAGTACGCTAGTCAATGGGACAAGGAGTATTTCGAGTTCTTCCGTGACAGTGTCAACAATGCTTTGGAACGCTGTGGCTTAGATCTGGTAGATCTTCCGCCTTGGTCTTCATTGCGCCGTACTGTTGCAGAACGCACTACAGAGAACTCCGCTGATTTTCGGTTTGTGGCTGAATCTGATTCGGTTCTTGGTGCTACTCAGACAGGTCCTTCAGTTCACACTCGAGGTCTTGTTACAGTAGACACCAATACGATGATTCAGTCTCGTGATGTGGTTTTGAGTGGTCGCGCCCCAATTGGTTCGGCCATGAGTGAAGAAGCAGGATCGATGAATATGGGCACAGAGAGTTTTGTTCGCCGTGGTCAATGGAACTGGCTCAACACAGATCAGGTTGGAGCTCAGATTTCTGGTTTCACTGCCATTTCCCTTCCATACGGAGTTTTGGGAATGGGTGATCAGGCGAATATTCAAAACATGGGTTTCCAGAATTTCCAATTTTCTGAACCCGATGTGGAGATTATGGTGCAGCTGAACGGGTCTCCAACACAGGCAGGTTGTTTGGTCGTGTACTTCACCCCGTTGAGTTCAGTCGACCCGCAATTCGTGAACTGGGTTGGTCTTCCTCACATGAAACTGTCACCGTGCGACAATCCTACGGGCGTGTTGCGAATTCCGTTCAGGTATTGGCGTACAATGCTCGACAATCAGTTGGCGCACGATGCTTTGATCAGCACTGGCTACCTGCGCATGGGCGTCTATTCGCCTCTCGTTTCGTTGTCGTCCCCGCAGAAT